AGCAGTGGTTGCTCTGCACCAAGAGTTGTACTGGCGAAGGGAATCTTAACGTATCCGGTCTCGGGCGGTGTGCCGTAGACTGTTTCAAACGCAAGCGCCATCTGCGATCGCGCGCCTTGAGCTCGTGGCATAGTTGGTTCTCCTCAATCTTTGAAATTTGGATTTTGTCTTAGGCGAGTGGGTCAGAAGTAGAATAATGCAGAGTGACTTGAATTATCGCTGCCTTTATCGCCTCTGCACCCTCGATCGGCAAATCAACTGAGCTAGGCGCACTTGCCTCCATCCAGTCGCAAAGGCCACCCAGAGTTCGGTTGGCAGCCAGCGCAGTGCCAATCTGTAGCAAGAGTGCGTCAAACGGAGCTGCTCGGTCATTTCCGCTTTGGACTAGCACCTCAATCTCTGCGCGGTGCTCATAGTGATACATCAACGGTGACATTGTCACTTCGGGCTCACCAGGTTCGCCGTCACGGATAATCAATAGTCCATCCGCAGGCAGCATCTCGGGGAGGACATCGTCACGCAACACGGGCGCATCGAGACCTGCCACTAGAAGGACTTGCAGAGCGTCGAATACAGACTCGCGCTTGGAAATTGTCGGAGCATCCATCAAATCGAGCTTTCAACCCAGTTTCTAACTATTGCGCTTGGAATGCCGCTTTGCACCAGTTCCGCGCTGCGTCCAAGATCAAGCCGCTTTCTAAGCTTGATTTGAGGCACCAAGATGAAGACCGGCACTGTCTGAACACCCCTCCCTGTTTTTGATCGCGATGCCGCGACATTGCCTCGTTTGGATACTCGACCCTCTGCGACGAGCAGGCTGGCTTGACGACGACGAAAAATGAAACGCAGGCGGAGGCCAGTTTTGCGCTCGAACTGCTCTGGAGTGATGCGGGCACCACGCGCTCCCTTGCCAGCCGCTTCTGTAGGGATTGCCAGCCACGACCCGCTTTTTGACCGGATCGTGGATCCTTGATTGAAAGCGCTGATTATTGTAGGAGCGTTTGACCAGACCAGTGCTGTAGCATTGATGCTTTGCCCGGAGCCGGGGAACGTTTTATTGCGAATTGAGCGTGACAGCCTCAACCCTAAACCAGCTCGGACAATCTCCGCACGCCAGTCTGTCTTTAGTTTTTCGCCAGCTTGTTTGAGAGACGTTGTGACCGCCTTCTCGCCGTTAGCAATTTCCCTCGACATGAAACCGGCCACGGATGGCGAAACGTTCAAAGTAATCTTCATGTCGCTGGCCTCGTGTTGATTGTCCATGTCAACCGCTCGCGGTCACGCTTCGGATCGCCTTGGACAGTGAATTCTTCTAAACCGACGATCAGTTTGTCGCCCTTCGCGATCACTGGAATCTCGGAGCAGCGTGCATCAAACACCATTGTTTCCGACAAAATCCGCGCACCGCCAAACTGCGTTTCAGTGTCAGGGGCCCGACGGATCAGACGGACCGGAATGCCGGGAGGCTGGCCATCCGCCAGCCAGAGAGCGTCCACCGCCATGTGTGGATCGTTGAAGATCGAGTTCATGGCGGTGGCGAAGATGCTCACTTGCGATTCCGATCAGTTCGAGGTGTGGACTCGCACCGAAATGCGCGGTCGCTTGTTGACCGGCAGGATAGACGATTCAGTCATCAGATCAATCCACCGGCCTTTCTCGTCGAGGTGCTGGCGCGCGTACATCGGCAAGCCGATGGTGTTTGCCGTCTCAAGAAGGTTTGCTGGCGAGCCATAAGTCGTGAAGGTGTCGAAGGTGCCGAGCGGGAATGCCACGCCCTCTTGCTCCGGAACCAAGCGCTCGAGGGTCTTTGCAGCATCGCCGAGCGTGACTGTCGCGTTATATTCCTCGAAGACAACACCGGAAAAGGGAAAGGAACGTCGCATGTCGTCACGAAGGGGCTGGGCACCGGTTGCCGCGAAAAACTTGTAGGCCTCTTGCGTCTTTGGATGGTTAATCAGCTTGTCGAAGAATTCCCGGCTGACAAGAACGTGAACAGAGGACATCGACTCACCGAGAAGATTGTCCTCGATCGCACGAAGAACCTCACGGACCTTGCCCTGAACATTAGTGCCATCAGTGCCCAGGACAAAGTCTACAGAGATTTGCGCGATTCCGAATTCCGTAAAGTAATTGTAGAGCGTTGCGCCAGCACCATCCCTTACAATTCCACGCAGCGCATTCATCTCCATGTATTCGCGTGTCTGGGCGTGCTTACGCTGCATCAGAGCTAGTTTGCGCGATACCAGTTCAGCGAGCGGGTCCGCACCATCGATCGGGCCGAATGCAGGAACGCCCTGAATATCGCCAGGCAGGATCATATCGTCGTGCGGGATCCACGGCACCACGAAGGAGCGCATGGAGCGGTTCTCTCGGCCGCCAACGGTGGCCGCCCCGCCCAAGGGAACAGAAGGCAGCAGATTTAGTACGCCATCGCGCTGCTCGATGATGACCGAACGCTGCGACACCCCTTCAAATCGGAAGAGTCCGATAGCGGCGAGGCGGCTGTACAAGGTGGGCAGGATATTGATGGCCTGCGTCATTTCCGCCAGCGAGTAGCCGCCAGCATCGAAAGGGTTACGGACGATCGCGGTCATCTTCAATTACTCCAGGTTATAAAGGGATGGGATCAGCGTGGCTGCGTGCAGCCGCGCTCTTGTCAGGCAGTGGTGCGTGGGACGATGCCCAGCGTCACGAGTTGCGCCAGCTTTGCAGCCGTTTTTGTTGGATCATCAATAGTCGTGTCAAACGACAGGGCGTCCTGCGAGACGATCGCCGGGCCGCGCCGCAGGATCGCAACACCGGTCACATCGCCGTCTCTCGCATCGGCTCGATAGAGAACGACGCCACCAGCAACCTGCGCGCCGTCGGTACCGGTGGCGGTGGACAGCTTGTATTTGCCGCTGGCGGTGATCAATCCGACCACAGCGCCGACGGGATAGACTGCGCCGGTGAGCAGAGTCACAGCCTCGCGGGTATAGTTGGGGTTCACGTCGTATTTCAGGACGTCGCCGACAGTCGGCGTCTGGGTCAGAGGAGGCATTTTGGGGATCCTTTATCTGAAGATTAGGATCGGAAGCACTGCGCCGCCGATCGGGTCAGGTTGGTCGGTCAGGCTTTCGCGACTGCACGTGCAGCAGCGCGCTTCGCTGCAGCGATGATCGGGCTGTCAGCATTCGAAGGCTGCTGCCGGGACGGTGTTGCAACGACAAGATCGTGCGCATCTGAGTTCGCAGCCGCATTCTCGAGGACGGTGGAGCGCAAAACGCTCGGGCTGGTGCCTGCGGTAATCGCAGCAGCTACATCGATGTTCACGCCAAGGCGGGCAGCTTGAGCAGCGATCACAGCGATTTCCGCAGAGTCGCGGCGCACCTGAGCAGCGGCGTCCGTATCCGAAGATGCGACCACGGTCGGTGGAGCAGCAACCGCCGCTTCAGCGGGCTCGGGAACAGGATCGGGAACCGGCATCGACGAAGGCTCGTCCGCCGTCTCTCTCGTCACTGGCATCTGGTCGTCGTCCACCGAGATGGTGGTTTGAATATTCGCATCCATAGTTTGTACCTCAAATTTGCGAGAACGATTTGCGCGTCCCGCCGTCGCGCTCATAGGCGACGCACTTCGCCCGTTCACATTGCTGGCAAAGCGCTCGAAAGCGCTCGACAGGTCCGACACTTCGTCGGCCAAGCCAGCAGCAACCGCTGTCGCGCCGCGATAGCTATCCGCTTCTGTGGCGCGCGCAGCGTCTGCGTTTAGCCGGGAACCTCTGCCGAGCGAAACTGTCTCGATGAAGAGTTCCCGCACAGCATCAATTTCTATCTGGATATCGTTGCGAACTTCGGGGGGCAGAGGCTCGTATGGGTTGCCGTCAACCTTGTGCGATCCAGCGTGGATCAGCGACACGGCGACGCCATCACCGTCGAGCCGTCGGCTCATGTCCAGGTGCATCACGACGACACCGATGCTGCCGACCGCGCCCGTACGAGGGACGATGATCCGATCAGCCTGGCTGGCGATTGCGTAACCTGCCGAGAAAGCGTGATCAGCGATAAACGCGTAAACGGGCTTTGTCGCCCTGGCCGCACGGATCGTGTCAGCCAGATCGAATGCACCCGCGACCTCGCCGCCGAAGCTGTCAATCTCGAGAGCGATGCCACGGATGGAGGGATCCAATACCGCCGCCTTAACCTGGGCACCGAGACCTTCGTAGGACGTGACGCCGGAGCTGGAACCGATATATGAGCCGCGATGCACCAGCGTGCCAATAACCTCGATCACGGCGATGCCGTCTTTTACAAGATATGGGCGACGACCGTTCCTCTGAACTCGCTCCGCAATATCGTTGACGAGGACACCGGCGCGAGCCGGGAGGGCCGCCTGCGCGACTGCGTCGGGCTCGATCGTGAAGTTTTCAACGCGAACGTCTCTGCCAGCAATCCGTGTGCCCATTCCAGCAAGGAACGCCATCGCTTTCGCGGGCTGCACGAGCAGAGGCGTGTTGAATGCGCGCTGAGCGATCTGTGGGGAATTCATCATCGTCCCTCCTCTGGCCCACGCGTGGGCGCATCGTTGTCCTCGTCGCTGTCGTCGTCGAGGTCGTTATCTGCAGCATCGCTTGGATCAGCTGCGCCAGGCGCTTGTGCTGGTCCCTGCGGCGAGCCGGGCCGACGAAAGTCGAGACCAAGCAACCGCTCGCGCGCTCGCTCCGCAGCAATCTCTCGATCAACCTCTTCAGCGTCATAGCCCCGCTCTGCGATGGCTTGAGTCCGCGATTTAAGGCCGCCCTCGATCTGCGCCAGCTCTGCGTTCGCATCCTTCAGAGGATCGACCCAATCCCACTTTGTGGGCAGCCAGTCGGCGCGCTGGTAATTTGCACGCTCCTGTTCGTACCGCGGTAGATCAATGGCACCTGAAAAATAGGCGACGTCCATCCAGCGTGTGAAGACTGGTCGGCACATCTGGAACACCATCACTCCATGCTGCCAAGCAGATACACGACGCCGAAACTCGATCAGCGCCAGCCGCGAGTTCGAAAAGTTGCCCTTTACCATGTCGTTGGTGATGTAGGGGTAAGGGATGCCCAGCGCCGCCGAGACTTGCAACAGTGTCCGGTACTGGAACGGCTCATAGGTAGCGCCCGAGTCTGCAGGCTGGCCGACGGTCACGTCCTCGCCGGGATCGAGTCGCGTAACCATACCCGGCGACAGTTCGATGTCCTCTTCAGCAGGTGCGAGCGGGTTTTCTGCAGCAGGCGATGTAACAAACATTGCGAACATCGCCGCAACCTTTTTTCGGTCCAGCTCTGCATCATCGTACTGGTCCAGCAAGAACAGCTTAACGATCGCCGGTGCGAACTTCGAGATACCGCGCAGCTGGCCAGCCTCGACTGGATCGATGATGTGCAGAACCTCCGAGGCAGGAACCCGCGTCATATCTCCTTGGAAGTTCATCTCGGTCAAATCGCCCGGGTGCCGACGATGAAAGTGGTAAGCCACACGGCGCCCGACTAAATCGAACTCGATCCCCTGTCGGATCCGATTTCCGTTTGACGCAACCGTGGAATGATTCATCGGCAGCATTTCTGCGGGCATCATCTGAAGTTGAAGTGGGACCCGCAGACCATCATCCGCGCGTCGAGCACGCAGTCGGATGAAGACCTCACCGGTCATAAACACTTCCCGCGCTGCGCGGCGCTGCAAGCCGTAAAAGTCTGTGATCCCCTCCGCGTCCGCTTCATCCGTCCACGCCAGAAACAACTCCTGCAGCCGTTCCTTCGTGTCGCTGTCGTCCAATTTAAGGACAGGTTTGATGCCGTTGCCGACTGCGTTGCCTGCCCAGCTCTCGATTGCGTTCGCTGCATATCCGTTATTGCGCACCAGCCACCTGGCGCGCGCGTTCATGTCTGGGCCAGCAAGTGCCAGCAGCGAGTTGACATGAGCCCGCGCTGGCCGGAACTTCCGAAGACGGCCTGAACCTTGCGAGCCCTCGAAACCACCCGTCCACAGTGTTGCGGCCTGACCCGCAATCATCATGCCCAGCTTATTGCGCCAAGTCATATCAGAGACCCTTCACGGCGTAGGTTCTGGACATGCGAGATCGAGGACGCGAGGCGTTGGCTATCTCTGATTCCAAATCCGAAATGGCTGTTTTCAACTCAATATCGCTCCCGTAAGTGATCGACCGGCCCTCATAACTCACGCTGCGAACTCCGGCGTAGCGCGCATCTTTCAGCGCATT